TAAACGTTAATACGGAAAACCTTCTTCCAAGTCAAATCCTGTGGGTTCTGGTCAATATCAGAAGTGTCCTTGTCAACCAAGTCTTCATCATCGTAAGCATACTTCCAGTTGAAAGCATTTTGATGCTGGAGAGCCTTGATATTGGCACATTCAGTAGTGATGATAGAAACACCGACGTCATTACCATACTTACCAGGACCGATGGAAGCGATAACGAGCTGGTCTGGGAGGCTGACATACTTTTCAATATCGCCGTTACCAGGTTCGTCTTCAGATTGGGTCAAGATGGTATAACCTTCGGCATAAGTCTTATCAACTGAGTTAACGAGATAAGAAGTCGGAGTTGCAACAATGTTGTCAACAGTCTTACGTTCGCCATTGGTGTAGTAAGTATATTCCGGAGTAATCGGGTTGATTGCCGGTTGAACAGGGTCAGCAGCAAATACCGGAACCTTCTTAAACTTACCTGCAACATCGTCAGCTATGAGGTAGAACAAAGTCTTATTCAACTTATTCTGAATCTGTGCAGGAGTGTCCTTAACAATACGTTCGACAATATCGAGATTGTTGAGAACACTTACGTAACGCAAGTATGTATAATTGCTGATTTCAGAAACGTCGTTGACACCGTTATCATCCATCACACGAAGAATAATCTGACGTGGGGTAGTAGTAGAGTTGGTAATCGGGTCATAAGTTTCTGTTTCGTTATCCTTATACATGTCGGAATCATTGCATGCGGAGAAGATGTTTTCGGTCTTATGAGCAGCATCAGTAATTTCAGAAACCATGTAGTTGCTAACAATATCATGAGTTTCATCAACATAACCATATTCGGTATAAGAAATACCAGAAACGGTGCCCTTCTCATAATCATTTACACCATCATCAATAGTATCAGCATCAACATAGTATGCCTTCGGAGTATCTGGGTCTTCCCAGTCAATGATAGACATCTTATATGCGTCAGCAGCACGATAACCGCTGGTTGCAGCTGGAGTCCATGCATTGCCATCGATAAAATGATTCGGGTCATAGAAGTTTGCGGAGGTGAAAATATCCTTATAAGCAACACCGGACTGTGCCCATGTGCTAACTTCACTATTCTTGCCCCAGAACTGAATAGTTGTCGGAGCCTTATTCAAGGTATCGTCAGCAGGAACGGTGATAGCAACTTCACGTTCGCCATTGCCACCCTGAGTAGAAGTTAAGAAAGTAATCATTCCAGAAGCAACAGAACCTGTTGCCCAAGCTGCGCTTGTGAAAATAAGTTCGTCATCAGAAGAAATGTTACCATCAAAACGTTTTGGATAATTAACGTGAACACCCTTCAAAACATTCGGGTTATCTTTTGGCTTCTGTGCAAGCTGCTTATAAACAACAATATCGGTATTCTTGGAAAGAATATCGGTAAAGATGTCATAGCGACCTTCTTGGAAAAGATAGAAATTATCTTCAGCCTTTTTGACAGTTGGATCTGGCAACTGCCATTCACCACCGTTTTCGTCGCCGGTAAGCGGGTCAAGATTAGTATCTACTGAACTAAGCTTCGGAATAAGATTTAACTGATAGTCGCCCTGAGAGTCGACATATTTAAAAACACCAGTATTGTCATCGGTATTCTTGATTGTTGCATCCGGATAAGCAAACTGGAGTTGTGCGTACTGTTCATCACCCATGGTTGCACGAACGGCATAAAGCTGGGTGGAATTTGCGAAATAGTTTTCGGCAGCGAAGTGACCGTAGTCGGTCAATGATTCCGGTTCGCCGAAGACTTCTACGAATTCATTATAGTTACGGGTAACGATACGCTGGTTAACTGGACCCTTATTGGACTTCATAACGATAGCGCCAATGCCTAAACCTGGTTCGGTTTCGGTACGGATCGTATTGTCGATTTCCGTAAATTTAATTCCGGGCACTGTATATTTTGCCATAGAATCTCCTAAAAATTAAAAATTAACAAAAATATAGAAATTTCACTCACTCACTTATGTAAACTATATATTATTTATATCAGGAATTTCAGAAGAACTGCCCGAAAATGAAATTTTCTTGATTTTTGACTCAATATCGATATTATATAATTCTATAAATAATACAAAGCTTAAATAATTAAGGAGATTTTTATGGCAGAACAAAATAATATGTCGGTTTTTACGACAAGCATTGTAAATAAGCCAGACCTCGTTAAGCAATATCTATTTCAGGTTAACTTTTTGTACGAGAAGGGTTCCGCACTTTCAGATATTCTTGACACCGAAGAGTTGATGCTCTGCGCTAAGACTATGACGATTCCTCAGAAGGAATTCAATACTATCGAAACTCATTACATGGGTTCTAAGCTTGTATATCCGGGTAAGGCCACGGTCGCAGGTGAATTCACCGTTCAGTTCGATGAATTCCAGGATTTGTCCGTTTCTATCGCCTTGCACCGTTGGGCTAACTTGCTTTTCAGCCAGGGTTTTGAAAATGATATTGATGTGGCCGGTCGTGTAACTGGTGGTGCTTCGTCTAACTACGCTAAGGACTATACCGCTACGGTTGAAATTCTTCTTTATGATTCCACATTGAAGAAGCTCCTCCCTATCAAGTGGGTTCTCTATCGTGTATTCCCGAAGACTATCGCTACTTCTGACCTCGGTGCTGAACAGGAAGGCAAGGTTACTCGTAACTGTACATTCAGCTATTCGAACTTCGAAATGGTTACAACCTAATAGTTCTGGACATTTATATTCAAGACCGGGTAAAACCGGTCTTTTTTATAAATAGAATAATAGAAGAGGATAAAATGTATAAAACTCCAACATTTTTTAAGACAAAATTTGAAAAGTACGCCACAAAGGTCTTGAAAAAGCTCAAGTCTCTTGGTGTCGATACTGAAAGATATATCGGTAAAATTCTGGATATTATTACTGACTATTATGACGAAGTAGATACAGACTATGCCGCTCAGTGTATTAAATTCGAACTTACTCGTGACTTCGGCCGAGAAAAGATTGGCCTTCATGGCATTCGCGAATCTGTAGGTTCTGATATTGATACATTCATCGACAATACCCTTGACGCCCTCAATTTGCAGGCTGATAAGGAAATCTACGATTATTATAATAGTAACCGTGATGAAATCGCCCCGTTCTATAACGGTGGAAAGACTGACCCGATTGATGCTGCTGATGAGCTGATTAAGTTCTATAATGAAGATAAGAATGGCAATAACGGCACAGACGAGACAAGTTTGGCAAAATTACAGAAGTTGTTCCGTTCTGGTAATATTATGAAGAACCCGAATTCTGCCGATGGCCAATGGGCTACTCCAGATTATCCTATTTCTTATGCGATTTCTGAAAATGATGTTGAAACACTTAAGGATTATAGAGAAAACGGTATTCCGTCCAGTCTTATAACAGGAGACGACGAAGATACTGAAAGAATCCCGTTTAACCAGCAGATTAATACTGAATTCGTTCAGGATTATGCTCTTCTGACTAAGAATGTGGCTCTTGAAGGTAAGTCAATCGATGATGCTTTGGACTTTATGGACCAATTTGTTGACAATTTTGTCATTTCACCGTATGACTTATATAATATATTCGCAAATAAGACGGGTGATGACCAGGTTCTTTATAATATGATTATCAATTATAACGATAATACGACTAGTGAAGAGGCTGATTATTTTGGTGTTCCGCTCGAAGATTTGGTCGAATTTGCCCAAACCGAGCTTTTAGGACCCTCGACAGACATTGATTAACCCTAAATATTCAAAAATATTAAGATTAATAAGGACCATTAATCATATGGTCCTTTTGTCTTTTTGCGAATTTTCCAATTTTTCAAGTATAAATAAAATATAAAAACGGTAAAAGTTTTTAAAAATCTAAACTATATTGGAGGATTCAATGGAAAAATTTCTAACTAAGCTTTCCGGCGTTTGCTCAGCCGAGGACCTTAATGAAATCAAGCAGATTTTCGAGGCCGCGGTTGCTGAAAAGGTGGAAGCAGAAAAGGAAAAGATTGCCCAGGATCTCGCTAAGAAAGCCGATGAATTTTCACAGACAAAAATCAAAGAAGCCAAGGAACAGAATGCCGCTAAGGTAGAAGAAATGGCTAATGCTTGGTGTGCGGAACAGAAAGCACTTCTCGAAAAGGAAGCAAACGAAAAGGTTGAATCCTATAAGAAGAAGCTTGAAGACGCCTCCGAACAATATATCTTTGAATATTTTGAAAAGAAGTTCAAGGAAAAATACGGCGAAGAACTTGAAGCTCTCGAAGAAAAGGTTATTACTGGCCTTGACAAGTACCTCGAATATAATATCAATGAAAAGATTGACCCAAGCCTCATCAAGAAGCAGGCAATGACCGAAACCTACGCTCCTATCATTGATGGCATCAAGCGCCTCTTTGAAGAAGAGTATGTTCCGATGGATCTCTCTGGTTCCAAGAAGATTCGCGACATGAAGGCTGCAAATGCTGAACTCGAAGAATCCTTGAAGAAGCAGGTTTCCGAAAATATGCGTCTTGCTGAATTGGTTGAAATTTCCGGTAAGAAGTCTCTTATCGCTGAAAAGACTGCCAGCTTGAGCGTCGCAGAACGTGCAAAGGTTAAGAAGTTCTTCAAGGACAAGAGCCTCAATGAAACCAAGCGCGACATTGATCCTTATATCGAGATGGTTCAAGAACAGACAGAAAATTATGAAACGGTCCGCCGTGAACGTGCTAAGCTCTTTGAGCAGCGTGAACGTCCGGTTCGCAAGTCTCGCTTTGTCGAAGACACTACTGCTGAAACATTGACTGAACGTTTTAGAAAACAGGAACCTGAAGTTGATTCCACGACTGTCAGGGCTTCTCAGTTTTGCTAATTACGAGAATTCCAAAAAAATTCATATAAATAAAGTATAAACGATTTTTATAGGAGAAACAATAAATGAAAGTTACACAATCACAAGCTACTATGGTAGATACTTGGGCCAAGGCACCGGGCGGACTTTCCGTTGCTGGTATCAAGGACTCCCTTGTACGTTATAATACCGCACGTCTTCTCGAAAACCAGAAGACTAAGAATCTCGGTGCAGAACTTCTCACTGAAGATTTCACTCAGGGTGTAGGTGCTCCGCTTGGTCTCGACCAGGGTATTCCTCACGGTGGTGATGCTAAGGGCGTTTTCGCTCCGATTTCTCTCGCACTCGTCCGTCGTGTGTTCCCGCAGCTCTTCGCTAACGTTCTCGTTGGTGTTCAGCCGTTGATTGGTCCTGTCGGTCTTGCATTCGCACTCCGTTACATTTATAAGACAAATAACCCGAACGAACTCGTTGAAGCCGCATGGAAGGCAGTTCCTCGCTTCTCTGGTTATACCGGTTCTACCGCTAATACCAGTGGCGAATGGGATGCTGGTACCGGCGTTGACACTCAGTCCGCTGAAGGTTGGAAGATCACTGGCCCGACTTTTGGTTCTGATGACCCGTCTGTAAGCCGTAA